TTATTCACGAGACGGCAAGCGGTGGAATGATTCCGTGCTATCCTATATCGTTCCCCCAAAGACAGACTACATCATCGACGGCGAGTTGTATTGTCACGGCATGAGCCTTCAGGCCATCAATAGCGCAGTGGCCGTCACGCGCATACATCCCGGCCCTAAGGCTCAAAAGATAACCTTCAACGCATTCGACATCGTAGAGCCTAAGTTCAACGCCATGACGCGTATGCTTATGCTAGACAAGATTCTCCGCGACGATTACTTATCGGCCGGAATGTATCTCGTAGACTGGGAAATCTGCAAGTCACGCATTGATCTCGACAAGGCTTATGAAAAGTATCTTGCACTCAACTACGAAGGCCAGATGCTCAAGAGCGTGTTCGGTTCTTATATGCCACAGGGCGAGAAGGAACGCCCGACGATGAACCTGCAGAAGCGCAAGGCATTTCTCGACGACGAGTTCGAATGCATTGGGCGCGTCGTCTCGACGGAAGGTAAATGTAAAGGTAAGCTAGGCGCACTTAAGTTCATCACCAACAGAGGCGTAAGCTTCGAGGTCGGCACAGGCTTCACCGACGAAGAACGCGAAGAGTATATCTCCAAAGACTATCACTTCCAAAAGAAAGCAACGATCAAGTATCTCAACCTCACAGACGACGGTCGCCCGTTCAATGCGTCATTTATCGGATGGCGCGAGAATCTATAAAAATATGTTCACACAAAATCTACCCAAGCATATCTACCTAAACGTAGACACAGCCTTCACGCACAAACATCCGCAAGGCTATATGCCTGCGATATGGTTCGCCATAACATCTACGCCCGGTCGCGCATGGGGCTGTCATGTCTTGCTGGAGAACGGCGCAATCTATCGTAATCTTCCGCTCCATGCGCTATACTTTGGCTCTGATATACTCCCCAGCGAATGGCCGCTTAAACGATCTCAACGCTGGGATTGCTACGGATGGAATTTCGAAACCATCCAGTACACTTATCTGCGAGGTCAGCGTTGTATGGCAGATTGCGACGGCGTTACACACTACGGCGACTATCTCTTCACAGCCGCGCCCTTTGACGACGGCTTCAGTGACGATCCAGAGCAGAACAAAGAGTTCCTCTTTATCGAACTCGACAACGGTCGCGTCACGGTCCAGCCCACGAACAAAGTCATGATCCTCGACGATAGCTTTCATAAGAATACTGACTGGCCGACGGGACTTAAAGTATCTAAAGAGATTTATTCCTGCGAATAGATATGCCCACTCCACACATCCACTGCCTGACTTCTCTTAAAGTAGCAGGCACAGGAAGCTTCCGCCTCGCGAGTGGTCAATTCCTAGGCAACTACGGAGCAAATCTGCAGAATCCCGACAAGGAAGCTCTCGATATCTATATCGCACCGCCGGGCATGAGCTTCGTCCAGTGCGACCAGAGCGGCGCAGAGGCTCTCATCGTAGCCTATCTCACACGCCCCGGCAAATACCGAGAGCTTTTCAGCGTGGGCATCAAGCCCCATACCTTTATCGCGCTGCATATCTTCTGCGAGAGTATGCAAAACATCTGGCCTCTCGCGGGCAAAAGTCCAAGCTATTGGAAATCCCTATCGCCTAGCGAGCTAAGACAAGAACCCGACTGGAAGCCTCTCGACAAAGCAATCAAATCTTCAGACAAGGAATACAAGATCGGCAAGATGGTCTGCCATGCATCTTCTTATAGGATGCGTGAGCGGACCTTCCAGCTTCAGACACTCAAACAAAGTCACGGTACTCTTACCCTCAGCCTCCAAGAATGCAAAGTCTTTCTTGGATTCTTCGCATCACTGTTCCCCGAAATCATAGAATGGCAAGATGAAATTGAATTTAACATTAGAGCTAAACGTGAGCTCCGGAATCTATTTAACTATCCGCGTAGGTTCGAGAGAACTATTACTGACTCTTATATCAGGGAAGGCATCTCATGGATTCCTCAATCCACCGTGGGCTGTATCACTCACGCCGCGATTAATCGGTATAACAGAGAACGCCCAAGCAATACGCTACCGGCGATTAACAACAAACATGACTCTTTTCTGGCGTTGGTACTCGATAATGATATCGGCACAACAGCGAAGCACATGCAGGAATGCCTCGCAATATCTCTCACCGGCCGAGATGGAATGAACTTCACCATGAAATCAGAAGCCCAAGCCGGAAAGAATTGGGGTAAGTTCTCTGCCTCTAATCCACAAGGCATGAGAGACTTACCTTAACAGTGGCCCAATAAAAGCTCCCTCCGATTTATGCGCCAGACGAACGACCGAATAACTCAGATCGTGAATGCGATCCGAGAGAAGATCAAAGAGTGGCCGCCTAACCTGCCGCCGCCCTCGGTCGTTATTGTACACGAGACTCACCTGCCCAGCGAGTTCGATCCGAACTTTGAAAAGCTAGAAGGTTTCGACGTAATAACCACACTACAAATCCGTAAGAACTCTGTGAGACTCGCTTACTTACATGAGCCTATATGAAGACTGGTGTTTGTACACAAAGGACGTACAAAGCCCGCAGCCTTTTGTCGACGCTGCATTCTATTTCATGATCGGTGCCGCCCTTCAAAGGCGCGTTTGGTTTGGAGACTTAGACTTTCACGCAGTATTTCCCAATCAATACATCGCTTTCATCGGACCTGCTTCGGCGGGCAAGTCGCTCATTACGACTCCGATGAAAGACCTACTCGAAATCCCTGCCGACATCAAGTCGCCCGAGAACGATCTCGCGGCCGATCTTCTCGGCGAGGATGCAGAGTCCACACGAGGAGGCTCACGACAGCCTCTTATCTATATCGCGCCCAACAGCACGACCTTCGAGCAATTCACAATGGAGACTTCAAAGGTCGCCTATCTCCATCGTTATGTCGACGCAGAGAACAGACGCAAAGCCTATCATCACAGCTCTCTCGTCTTTATCCTCGACGAGCTAACATCTATCTTTAAGAAAAATGCAGAACAACTCTCAGACTTTCTTCTCGAAGCTTATAACGGTGGAAAGAAGTACGTCCGCAAACTTAAGCACAGCGATACAGACTTCTGCACAAATATGTGTATCAGCCTGCTGGGCAACACGACGCTCGGCAAGTTTCAGAGTCTACAGAATCAAGACATTCTCTCTGACGGCTTTATGGCTCGTACGATTATCGTCTATGGGATCGAAAAGCGTTTCCATCTATATTCCATTCCTCCGCTTTCGGAGGAACAGAAGGCCGCGAAAGCTCGCCTGCAGTCTTACATTCGGGAACTCAACAAGCTCTATGGACCTGTCATTCTAAACGACGAGGCCAAAGAGTATATCCACGAACACTTCGAAGTTAATCCTTCCTCAGTCCATACAAACAAGCATCCGATGCTCGACGAGTATTATGGCCGCAAGAATCTCCATCATCAGAAGATCCTGTTTGCCGTACACTTTGCCCGCACGACGGACATGATCATCACACGCGAAGATACCGAAGAAGCCACAGCCCATCTTGCACGTCTTGAAAAGGATATGCACATTCCCTTCGTAGGAATGGGGCGCAACGAAAGCGCAAAGATCTCAGAAGATATCTGGCGTTACATCAAGACAACGCAAGGCACAACCAAGAAATCAATCTTTGTCAGGTTCTATCAGGCACTGAAGACACCCGACGAACTCCGCCGTGTGCTAGATGATCTAGTCACGATGGATCGTATTAAACTAATTAGAATAGAAGGAGTTGAACAATATGTCGCAAAGTGAAAGGAGTAATGTAGAACGCCGCCAAGAGTTTCTCAAGACCGTAGAAGGCTTGGTGTGTAGAGATCGCAACGTGACGCACGGGGATGCAGAAGATAACTTCAAGGTGATCGCAGCTTTGTGGAGTTCATATCTCAACGGGCCTATCGAATCAAAAGATGTGGCCGCGATGATGTGCTTGTTCAAAGTCTCGCGCCTTATCAACAACATAGACAACCTTGAGAACTGGCACGATCTTGCGGGCTATGCAGCCTGTGGCGGTGGGATAGTGATAAAACAATTAGATACTAAATAATATGTCAACGAAGATTAAGATCGAGAATCAGACAGAAGTCCCAGTATTAGTGGCGCTCTTTGAGCAGCCCAAATGCAACGACCATCCGACTCGCTCGGCGGTCCTCAAACCCGGCGAGAGCTGCGACTGGGGCA